CACAGATGCTTTCTTTATTAAGACAGATGCTCCAAATGGTCTAAAACATTTTGAGAGAATGGCTATGGCTACTGCTATGGATCCAGATTTCGAAACAGGAAACATGAGATATAAGGCAAGAGAAAGATATTCTTTTGGTTTCTCTGATCCTCGTGCCGTGTTTGGTTCACCAGGAGCGTAAGCTTTATTACAATTTAAATAAAAGGGCAGTTACATACTGCCCTTTTTTGTGTATAATAAACTAAACCTTGACAGTTACATGGTGTAACTGACATTTGCCACGACAAGGAGATTTAAATGGCTAATACAACTTTTTCGGGTCCAGTCCGATCAGAAGACAATTTTAAGTTAGTAAGTAAAAATACAACTACTGGCTTAATTCAAGACAGAACTAAAGTAGGTGGTCTTAAAGATACTCGTAGATATTACCTAGAAGAGTATTTTTTACAAAGACCTATACTTAATGCAAATTTAGACCAAGCAGCAACTGTTGAAGTAGCAAGAGCAGGTCAAAAGAATTTTGAAGTTTTAGGAACTAATATGACTTCAGCATTAAGTACATTTGCTACAACTTCCGCAGGAATTAATCTTACAACTGCTGGTGCTGACCAAGATCAAGCAATTCTAGCACCTCATCTTGATAATGCAGGAACTGGTGATACAGATTCAATATCTGCATGGACAGGTGTTCAATGGGGAACAGAAAATTCTACACATTGGGAATGTTCTATAATGTTACCTGCACTTGACAATCAAAAAGTATGGGCAGGATTAAAACTAACGAATGATCAATTAGTAGCAACCGATGCTAACCAAGCATTTTTTAAATATCAAACAGATGCAACTAATTCAGAAGCATTTGATGATTTTGCAAAATGGCACTTTGTTCATAGTATTGGTGGAACTGATTACATTTCTCAGTTGCCTATTACAGTAGCAGCTAACACTCCATATCATTTTAAAATTGAAATTGATAGCGATAGAAAAGCATCTATATTTGTTAATGGTCAACAATATAATGTGACAAGCACTTCTGGTTCAACTGGTGGAACAGCAGTTACAACAGGGACTACAAAAACAGCAGCCTTAACTGATGATGTTGATTTTATTCCTTACATTGGAATTGAAGCTGGAGCAGCAGCAGCCGAAGCAGTAAATATTCATTACACTGCAATAAGCAGAGCTATGTACGAATAGAATTAATAAGGGGGGATTAATTTCCCCCATCTTTTATAAGGAGATTTAAATGGCAGGAACAATTTCGGATGTAAAACCAGCCTTTATAAGTGACGAGGTTGCGGCAGATGATGATTTCATAGTTACCGCAGCTAGACCAGATACTGCGGCTACCATAGCAAACTCATCTTTTGCATCTGGTGGTGCTAGAATTTTAAATGTTACAACAACTGGCACTGGCGATAATGCAAAAACAAATACTATAGTTGGCACAGATGTTTTTGGTAATTCTTTAACAGAAGTTATTACATCAACGGGTTCAGCCGAAGCTGTTGCAGGTACTAAATATTTTAAAACAATAACCTCTGTAACAAGTTCTGCTCAATTTGCAGCTAATTTAAAAGTTGGAGCAACCACTTCTGCTGCACAATCTGTGGGCGGTGGTGCTAGAGTTCGTTTAAAAGGATTTTCAATCGTGTCTGGTGGATCAGCAGGTGTTATAGAATTCATTGATGGAACGCCAGAAGATGGTACAGTATTATTTAAAGCAAGAACAATAGGCACAGATAATACAACTCTTGACAGAACTATTCCACAAAACGGAGTATTATTTGAAAGTGGTCTAACTATCAAATATACTGTAGGCACTGTAGACATGATGACATTTTTCTTCGCATAGGAGTAGAAATGGCTGAAAAGAAAAAAAGAAAAGGCACTATGAAGGGACACACCATAGGTGGTGGGCATAAACGTCCCACCAAAGCTGGTGCTGGAATGACGAAGAAAGGTGTTGCTAAATACAGAAGAGACAACCCTGGAAGTAAATTAAAAACAGCGGTTACTGGTAAAGTGAAAAAAGGTAGCACCGCTGCAAAAAGACGCAAATCTTATTGTGCACGATCAGCAGGTCAAATGAAAAAATTTCCTAAAGCTGCAAAAAACCCTAACAGCCGTTTAAGACAAGCGAGGCGAAGATGGAAGTGTTAAAGATTAAACAGTTAGTGAATGGTGTTTCTGTGGTTCTTGTTGCGGGTTCTATTGTTTGGATAGTTACTACTCTCATTGAAGTTGACAAACGAACAGCTATTACAGAAATGAAAGTTTCTGAAAACCACAAAATGTTAAAACCTTTGTGGGAAGATTTTATTAGGAGAAAAACAGATGACTATGTTGAGAAGCTCGATGAGCAAACAGATTTCAAAGTCCGTTTCAAGTGGAAATAGAAAAACAAAAAAAAGAAAACGAAAAACAAAAAATATTCAAAGGAAGTCCCGTTAAATATTGTGTAGACTGTGGACATAGAAAATGGTCTTGTAAATGTTATAGGGTTAGTGGACTAGAGGAGTTAAGAAATGTCAAAAAAAGACGCATGTTATCACAAGGTGAAAGCAAGGTTTAAAGTTTTTCCAAGTGCTTATGCTGGAGGTGCTATTGCAAAATGCCGTAAAGTAGGTGCCGCTAATTATGGAAACAAGTCAAAGAAGAAAGCAGATGGTGGTATTATGGATAAACAAGCTGTTATCAAAGCATCTAATGGTAAACTATATAGAAAACGAAAAACAAACAATCCTAAAATTGCAAGAGGCTGTGGGACTGTTTTAAATGAAAGACGTAAAAAAACAAAGATTACATAATGGCAGTTAGAAAAACAAAAAAAGGATTAGCCTTAAAAAGATGGTTTAAGGAGGACTGGAAAGATGTTAAAACAGGTAAGCCTTGTGGTCGTCAGAAAGGTGAAAAGAGGGGTACGCCTTATTGCCGTCCAACTAAAAGGGTATCTAAGAAAACTCCGAAAACTGCTTCGGAGATGACTTCTACCGAAAAACGTAGTAGAATAAGACAGAAAAATAAATTAGGTCAACCAGCAGGTGCACCTAGAAGAGTTAAATCGTTAAGAAGAAAGAAGAAGTAAATGGCAACTTCAAACTCAAGAGATTTCGATTTAGATGTCGGTGAAATAATAGAAGAGGCTTATGAGCGTTGTGGCTTGGAGATGCGAACTGGCTATGATGCAAAAACTGCTAGACGTTCTATGAATCTTATGTTTGCTGATTGGGCAAATAGAGGATTGAACATGTGGACAGTTACACAAGACACTAAATCTATTACTTCTGGTACAGCAACTTATTCTTTTGATGCTACTCATGTAGATCTCTTGGAAGTTGTTTTAAGAAATAGTAGTAATGTTGATTTTACTTTAACTCAAATGAGTCGAAACGAATATTTAACTATACCAAACAAAGCGACTACTGGACAACCAAGTCAATATTTCTTTGACAGACAAGTTACTCCTACTATAACTTTATGGGCAACACCAAATGCTTCTTATACTCTTGTATATTATTATGTAAGACGTATTCAAGATGCAGATGCTTTGGTCAATACAACAGATGCACCATTTAGATTTTTACCTTGTATGGTGGCAGGACTTGCATATTATTTAGCCATGAAGAAAGCACCAGACAGAATTCAATTATTAAAAGCCGTTTATGAAGAAGAGTTTCAACGAGCTGCAGCCGAGGATGCAAATAGTACTCCTTTAAAATTAACACCTAGCATGACATACTATAGTTATTGATATGGCAAGATTTGCAACAGGGAAAAAATCATGGGGATATTCAGATCGATCTGGTTTTCGTTATCGTTTGAGAGAAATGAAAACAGAATGGAACGGATTGAAAGTCGGACCTGATGAATATGAGGCTAAACACCCACAGTTAGAGCCTAATCATCCTGGACCAGATCCAACAGCTTTGTATCAACCACGAGTTGATGGAAGGACAGAAGTGACCGTAGAGAATCTTCTTGGTTTGAATCCATTTACTAGTACAGCTAGTAGTGCAGTGATAACAGTGTTGGAACCATCTCATGGTAGGTCAACAAGTGATACTGTTAGATTTAGAGATGTGTCTAGCTT